AAAGTCGGAGGAAACAAAATTACAAGGATACGGAGAAGAATTCATAAATGTAATATTTGAATTATCTGATTTTATAAATATTGGAAATTTAAAAATTCCTGTTTTTATTCTATCGTTAGAATAGAAATTATATTTATATGTATTTCCCTGGGCGTTATCATTTGACGATACAATTACAGAAAAATTCTTAGAATTTGTATAAGCAAGATATCCATATTTTAATTGATAAGAGGTACTAGAAACAAGTATTTGACCTCCTTTTTGTCCTGGTGCTCTAAGCGATATAGGATTTATTGTGTGAACCATGCTATATGGAACTCCAAAATAAATTGGCCCATTATAAACAGAAAGAAGACCATTTATTACAATTGAAGTAAGCCCAGCCGTTGTTGTATATGATTCAATTGGAATTAAATCAGTAAGTTGACTTGGATTAGTTGCTTGCTCTGCTGATATAGATTTACCTTTACTAATATCAAATGAAATTCTGTTAGAATGAATATCTTTAATTATTTCTCCACTTTCTTGATTAAAAGTAAAATAACTTATTAAATGAGAACTATATGTCGCACTAGAAAGAATTGAATTATAAAGTGGAACAGATCCTGTATTATCTCCGTAAGTTGAATAATAAGAATTGAGACTTTGATAAAAATCAAAAATAGCAATATTATCATAACTTCCATTAAAATTATTAAATTTAGCTGATTCTATATCTAAAGTTAAATAGCTAACAGATGCACCAAAAACTGCTGAAATTGATACAGCAGATATTGCATTTGCTTTTACATAAAAAGTAGATGTTGCACTATTATATGCTACTGCAATGAAATTCCATGTATTTGCTACTAATCCTGCGGTGGAGACTTGGTAACCAGAATTATCTGATGCTTTTAACATTCCATGTAGCTGACCATCTTTAATATTTAGTTGAATTGCTTTCCATGGGTACGCTTCTCCTTTATCCAAACAAAAAATAACTTGGTTGTCATTAAGCGATGTTGGTTTTATAAACATTGCTATAATAAAACTATCTGGAAGAGTATTCCTAAAAAATTCAGCACTATTAGAAGAAAAAACATACGAATTAGTGGATCCAGTAAGTTTTAATGAGCTATCTGCTTCTGGATTAGCCCCTAAAATAGCGATTGGCTTAACAGATCCAAAGCTAAATGGAAAATTTATAGTTGTCTTTCCTGTTGATGGGGAATTTTGAGTGTATGTTACTCCAGTAGTATTATAAGTAGCTGATGTTGAAACAGAACATAATCTATCAACTCTAGGAAGATAAGTCATGAAATTCTTTGTTTGAAAAGCTTGAAAATCAATTTTTTCCATATATATCCCATCAGACCTGGATACAAGGAGATACATTATTTCTTTTTTAAAGAATACATTTATAATTGAACAAGTCTTTTCAAAAGAAAATTTAGTCCATGCACTTTGTATTTTTTCATTTCCAGCATTGAGATATTTATAAATATATAAACTATTTGTATTAGTGTTTGTCAGCACAGCAAGAATGCTTTCAGTATCTGATACAGCTAATTTAACAACTTTTCCTTCAATGTATTTTGGAACATTTATTGAAATATCTGCTCCTTCCATAAAAGCATTTTCTGGATTTAAGTAATATTCTCTTACTCCAGAATAGTTATTTTTAAAATATGGAAAGTAAACAAATTTACCAGCAGATACTGGTCTAACATTAGATATTGAAGAATAGCTTGTAGATAATTGAAGAGATGCATTTTTAGCTGTTAAAGTTTCTGCACCAAGAAGACTAAATTGACAATTTTCTGAAAAAATTAAAAGCCTATCAAAAAACGGAACCGCATAATTTAAATCAGAAACATTTGTAGATGTTGATGCAATATCAATTGGGTCTGAATCTAAATTTTGAGCAATAGTTGTTTTAAAAAAATTAAAATACTCTCCAGCTTCAGAAAATACAATGTTTTCTCCAGATAGAAATCCTAATCTATTTTTATAGAAAAATATGTCATTTATTTTATTTGCACTAGATGTTGGTAAATTTAGAAAACTAGGAGTTTTATTTGATTCAGAATCTCCGCATATTTTATCTTTCCACTTAGGGGGTGCATAAGTATCAGAACCCCATGTTCTACTAACACCATCTAAAGGAGTAAACGCAAAAGATCCACTCGGCAAAGCAATAAGTGCCCAGGGCATTGTAGAAGAATCTATTTGATAATATTCTCCTACAGCTATAGTTTCTGTCCATTGTCCTTCTGATATAACTGATCCTGTACTGCTATTTACATTAAATTTTACCCAGTAATCATCTGCTGTATCGTTTGGATATCCAACAATTTTGTATACTACTCCTTTAACTGAGTATTTAGGTAAATCCGCAAAAGACTGAACATTTTCCCAATTTAAATTAATAATAGCACCACTAGCTGAATCTTCGCTTGCAGAACTCCAATTTAATCTTCCATAACTATCGTATTGAGCAGTATTGGCATAAGTAGAAGTTTGTTTTCTATTAAATAAATAAATTGTCGGCCCAACATTTCCAGCACTAAAATAAGTATCACCAGAATAAGTACTAAGATTTTTAGCTGTACCAGTTGAAGCACTTACTTGTGGAGAAATTCCATATTCACCCGCTGGGCCAAGTGAATAATTCAAAAAATTCCTAAATGTCGATGCAACATTTGTAGTATTTAGTACACTTGATGGCTCTCCCATGTTTTTTTCGCTATAATCTAAAACATAACTAGCAAAATTATCAGATCTATATACAGAATATGTTATTGGTATTTTTTTATCAAATGGTGATGATAATTCCCCAAATCTTCCAATTGTAACTACATATTTTAAACTTCTTGTTTGACCAGCACCAGTTTCTCCCGCTGGAATTTTCATATCTAACCTTAAAGTAAAAGAACAATTTTCAGCTAACTGCTTAATAGTAAATAGAGCAACAGGAGTTTTAAGTGATGTTCCAAACCAATCTTGAACAGATAAATTTGAAGTGTATTTTGGTGCAACAATTGTATTAAGTACAAATGTATAATCTGCTATTGTAAGTGTTTTAAAAGAATTAGAAGAATTTGTAAGATATGTAGTAGCTAAAGCAGTCGGAGAGGTAGACGGAGTGCCACCACCATAATAAATTGTTTTCTCATTGCCATCTGTATCCCAAACCCTTATTGTTCCATTCCTAATTTCAGTAATATACTTTTCAGTTTCGCTTTTATCTATAAATGCAGAAAAAGAGGTGTTGGTCTGTCCTGTATAAAGCCTTTTAATATGCTGTGTCGGTGGACGCTTTGAAAGACCCTCAACAATAGAAGGAAATGCATTAATAGACTCCTCTGCTTGAGATGGAAATCGCATTGTTCGGGGCTGTTGACTAACCCCGCTAACAAAGTTAGGGATGTTTGCTACAATATTAGGCATGGCTTAATACACGCCTGAAGAACTTGTTCCTCTATCTAAAACCCTGGCAACACTATATGAATCAAAAATACTATAGTCACCAGTTTCAGAATCAAATTGATTTGCTTCATTTCTAACTCTTGCTTCTTCCACAGCAAGCATAGACATGGCATCCTTTTTCCCAAGAACACCAGCAAGCTCTTTCGCTGTCCTAACAATTATGAATCTTTGAATAATAGAAGGAATAGAATCCCAAGGAATCTGTAATATTAATTCAGCTTTAATATCAGATGTAAATACATTTGTGTTTTTAGTTAAATTCCAAAGTTTATTATCTCTTATTGTAAGACTATAGGCATAATCGTAAGAAGGATCTGTATCTACAGCTAAAATAGGATAAGTTACCTGTGTTGTTGCTATGTATCCAGATCCATCTTTTGTAAGTTTATAGTTAGGCTGTGTATTAAAATGCCATCCTTCAGCTTGAATGTCCTTTTCGTTCTTAGATAGAAGCTTGTCTGTTGTGTATGCTGTATCTGATGCAGTAAGAGAACTTACAGGGGGTATATTTAAATAACGAAATACTTCATTTACTGCCTTATTCCTACCTGTTGCTTCAAAAGTGGCTACAGCAGAGGAGGTAGATGCAATAATGTTATCTAATCCAGAAGCTCCATCTAAAAGAAGCTGTTGTTTTTCACGATCTAAGCCTAGAAAATCAACAAAACTAATACCAAGCTTACGCAAGTTAGTTTGGATATTTGCAGTATTGAAACTGCTTGCTCTTCCGTCAGCAGTAGTCGAAGTTCCCTTTGCAATTACCAGGGCTTCTTCTTTTTTAATTGGATCTAAAGCTAGAAATTCTTTTTCAGATAATCCAACTCTATTAAATTGAGTCCTATAAGTATCGTAATTATCAGAAATTGCTGTGGTTTTATTCTGAACACGATTTTCGTAATAAAGCCTTCCCTGTCTTTCAATAAGGTTTCCCTGGGAAGCTTGAATTAGCTTTAACTTATCGTCTGTAGGAGATGCTAGAAATACAGCCTGGTTAATCCCTAGTGCATCTAGTTCAGCAGAGTACTTAGAATGGTTTGTATCTAAACCAGAACGAACCTCATATTCTAGGAAATTAGCAAAAGCAAGCTGTTCATCAGCATCATTAATCTTATTCTGAGCTTCTTCTGGCCTAGTTCTTAGTAAAAATACTCTACTTGACCTTGTTACAATGTAGTTTCTGGCTGGTTCTGGGAGTAAATCAAATGATAATAGTGATACAATATCCGCTGTTATATTTGTGCTGAAAACATATGTTCTATTTTTAGAATCATACAATTTAGTTCCACGCTGAATTACTTTTAAAGTTTGGTAAGACGCTTCATCCACATTTACACGAATTACATTGCTTGCTACTGAAATATTATTAATTGTATCTCTTGTAAAGACATAACCTAAATCTGTATTAAAAGACCATCCTCTGGTCTGAAAAGAACGATCAACTTCATCTAGAATATTTGAAGCCATTGTAGCACTAGCTGAATCCAAAACATAATCCAGGGAGGTTATTGGAGCCTCCCCAACAGCGGAAAGAACTGAATTAATAGCGTCTAGCTTTGTAGAAGGGGCTGTTGGCATATGTACCTATCTAGCTAAAAAGAAAAACCCCTGCAAGCACCGATTCAACTTTTAACCTGGGTAATCAACTGGTGGGACTAAGCCCGACAATAATAAGTTTACCAGGAAAGTTTAAATCGGATACTTGCAGAGGCTTTCTATTAAGGCTTATTAGACCTTGGTCAATTCAATCGCACACTCAGGACGGAGAATTCCGTGACCCATAGCGTACTTCGAAACAATGAGAGTACCCTGTAGTTCGATCTTGTATTCCGATTCAACGGAAAGATCGAGCAATTTCACAGTACCCACAGCATTCTTATGGAATACAACTCCACCAGTATTGGTGAAAGTACCACCATAATCGATGATTGCATTGGTATCCTTGGCAATCGTGCCAGTAGGCAGATTGTTGCTTTTCAGCACCTTGATACCAGCAACTTCAACCAAGCTGTTTTTGGCATACGAACCAACCGCATTGGGCTTGTCCGTACCACCAGTCGTTTGCACTAGCAATGCGTACAAGTCAGGAGGCAGAACACAATAACGCTCTCCATCATCGGGAGCATCAGTAGCGTCCAGCTTGACTGCACTATCAAAGATTGCCTTAGCAATCGATACGCCACTAGGAGTAACACCCATAGCAACTGACGCAAGACCAGCCTTTGCAGGGGCTTCAGCGGAAGCTTTGGAGGCATTGACAATCATCTGAGCAATAACCTTGTCGAATTTCTTCGCCAGGGCACGGCCAATCTCTTCGGTGTAGATCGAGCGAACATCATAATGATTTTTCGCTTCTTCGATCTTAGCGATGAAGGTTGCCGAGGTCAGCAAGTTATCAATCGTGATTACTTTTTCACCAGCACCGATTGCCGAGAGATAACCAGAATCCGTTAGGAGGTTATCACCAGGAGACATGTACTTGGTGGTTGCAATTCCAGAGGTGGGGAATTGAGCAGATTTTCCACTCTCAATGGTACGCACGATGTGCAGAGGCTTGAAGACCGCATTGGTCTCAAAGGTTGTCAACACTTCGCCAGCAAATTGCTTGAGAAACAATTCGTTATTATCCGTCCCGCCATTGGCTTTCAATCCAGGGCGAGAAAATGATCCAGCAGTAAGAGCCATTTTATTAATTTCCTTTCGGGTTGTTTAATCTAACTTGTTAAAACCACACGGCTTTAACTAGCTTTCGATTCGGATACCCGCTTTCGTCATCTCAGTTATCCCTCCGTAGAGGGGCTGGTGCTACTTGGCACGATCCTTATTCAAAAACCTTATTTTTCGTTATTAGTCGAATTCATTGGGCCTGTCAACCATCCTTCTGGTAATTTTACCTTATCTTTAGATAACTCCCAGGTTGACCCATTCCAGAAATAGAGATGCCCCTCTACATCAGACCCTGTTTTGAACAAGGCTTCACTCTCGCTTACTAGTACTACCCTCTTTGCCTCTGAGGTACTCACGCACCCTGCTATTCCACCTATCCCTAATGTAGAAAGGAGGAGGACTAAGATCCTCTGCTTTTGGTGGAATAGATGCATCATGAGCTTCACCTTTAAAGATTCGGTATAAAGCCATTAAGAGGGCTTCTAAAAGTGCCCCCAGCATGGATTAAGACCTGTTCTTAAATTTATCCCAAACAGACAAACCCAAGCCAATGCTGGCAACAACACCACCAACAATAGCTTCTGTGTCTGCTTGTCCAACAACACCTTTTGAAACCATTAAGGCTCCCAAAGCAGTTAGAATGTGTCGAACTAACGATTGAATTACTTCTTTAGTCATGGTTATCTCCTTTTATTATAGAACATCACTATTAGCTAGTTTCCGTTCTACATCTTTTCTATATGCTGAATCTGTTTTATAGCGGGGATCAGACATTGCCCTAGTCAGTTCGGCAGTACTTCTAAATCCAGGTGAAGTTTTGTTGCTTTGGCTTCCCCCAATAAGCTTAGGGGAACTACCATTAACTGCCTTATACCTGGCATACATTCCTTTTACAGCAAAGCTAGCCTGACGCTGATCTCCAGTTTCAAGAATTGCATTGTAAGAATCAATCTCATCTTGAGTAAGACTTTGAGAAGCCCAATCATGCATTTCCTTAAACCCTGCTTGGCCTCCGATTTCTGACATCAAAGATTGAGTCCCACGATCCGCAATAGCCATCTGACCTTGAATATAAGAGTCAACCACTTGGCGTGGATACCCCATCTTTGTAAGCTTGTCATATGAATCTTTACTCAACTCGCCTTTTTCAGTAAATTCCCTTGAAAAATCAGTAAACTGACCTTCCCAGGCTTGATAAGCTTTTACTTCATCTTGTGAAACTTCTTGAGGCTTGTTTTCTGGCTGTTGTTCTTGGTTGTCTAAAGTTTGTTCTTGGCTTTGATCTTGCTTAGGATTACCAAGTTTTTTCTCTAGTTCAGAATAGGCTTTAGCCATATCTTCTGCATTCTTAAACTTTTCAGGAAGCCAACCAGGACGATCATTGCTTGTGCTTACTCCACTTTCAACCTGGTTAACCTGAACACTAGGATTTGGCTGTGCCTGTTCTTTTCCTTCTTCTACAGGTGCGACTGCTCCTGTTTCCTTAGCGGGAACAACTACTCGATCCATTGTTTTTATCTCCTTGCTTTTTTGTTATTGTTGCTGTTGTTGCATCTGCTGTTGCATACTAGAAGTAGCCACATCAGATATTCCTTTGATTGTCTGAGGGCCAAGTTCTTTTGTCAACTGCAAAGCTTGTGCTTGTTGCTTTTCAGCTTGCAGTTCTTCAGCAGATTTAATCAATCCGTCAATATCAATATTCAAGGATGTTGCTCTGCGTTTTAAGTAGTTCTCAATATTAACATATTGCATAAGAGCTTCTGGGCCAAATACTTGAGCCAACCCAGAAAGGAAAAGATCAAGTTTTGTTAAATCATTTCCTCGTCCCAGGGCTTCCACGCCAGTAACAATAAGAGGACGAATAAGGTCGTTCTTTGGAAGCTTAGGAAGTCTCCCATCTTTGCTCATGCGATCCATGAGCCTGACAACCATGGGTAGCTGAAACTCTTGGCTAAGAATTGAATAAGCACCTCCAAGGGCTGTTTCTAACTCTTGAGCCATGTAGCGAATTTCCTGGGCAGTAACCCTTTCTGCGTCACGCTGAATAGCGGTATTGAGAAGGAACGCAAAAGAAAGCCTAGCCTGGATTTCAGTCATCACTTCTTTTGCTACACGAAAATCTCCATACTTTTGAAGCTGAAGGGCATTTACATCTGTTACATTACCAGAAACAAACTGACCATTTTTAGCTTCTGAAAGAGATTTAATCTTTGTAGTGCCATTTGGATTTACCAGGAAAAGCACTTTAGACGCACACGCTGATCCTTCCACTACAGCCTGGGTAAGGGCTTCAAGAGATTTAAGATCTCCTAGATATTCTTCAACAAGTCCACGGCCATAATCCTCTCCGTCAACCCTGCTGTATCGCAAGGGTATAAAAGGGCACTTGTCCATTGGATAGGAGCCTTCTGATTCTGGAACAATTTCATTGTTTATTTCTTGGTGAACTTCCCACTTCTTATCTTCTCTGTGAACACAAGTGTAAAGGTCTACATAATCATCATTTGAGCGATCCTTGCTATCCTTATTTTCGCTATTCTTATCTAGAAGCTTTCTTGCTTCTTCTGGTAGTGCAGAAGGAGATACGCTTTCTTTAGTAACAATATGTAGAACATTTCCAAATGGGTCACGCTTCACTACATAATTTTCAAGCTTAAAAACACGCATTCCACCGCTATCTGGAAAATAAATAAGAGTGTTCCCTCCAACCACAAGATGCTTTAATGCTTCAAAAATAGGAACACGAAGAGCAGAGGTTTCAATCTCTTTCGTTACAGCATTCTCAATTTCAGAAAGGGCTTTCTCCATTTCAGTTTTTAGCTCTTCTCCACCACCAAGTTTTTTAAGCTTGTATGGGTCAATCATCAATCGAAAGAAAGATGCGTTTGGTGGGAACAACGCAAGAAGAAGCTTTGCTGAAATATTGTTTACACCTCTAGCACCCACTCCCTGGTAAGGAGTTTCGTAGTTAGTTGAATTGCTGTGACCACTAGGTGGTATAAGCGTAGGAATAGTAAGTAGCGAAGACTCTCTTGCTCTTTGGAGGTAAGCTTGTCTTGAGGAAGAAAGTTCCTCGTAAAGTGAGGATGCAGATTTCACTATTAAAATCTAAGTCCGTAACCAATTGTTGCCTTATATATATTGTATAAAGCTGAAATTTGAGCCGTTGTCAAAGCACCCCCATTAGACATAAATACAAAAGAAACATCCGCTGAACTTGCATCTTGCATTGCACTTCCGTTTACAGATCCAAAACTGAAATTTCTAACTCCAGTAGAAAACATTGCATCGTTTATGGATAAAGATGTACTATTAATATTTTGGTTTGTAATCAAACTTCCATTTCTAGTATTTGTTATTGTTGTTCCATCTGTGGTACTCCATGAAATAAATGAATTTCGATATGATGGAACTGCTCCTCCATCAAATGAACCAGTTAGATTTGAAAAATACCTAATCGGCCAACCATTCACATTTCCTACTGAATAATCAATACCCAGGGCAACCAAGTCTCTTTCGCTACCATTACCGCTTGCATTTTGAGAAATTTGAAATGATTGAGACTTTGAAGAAGAATCACCCATGATTCCTGATATATCAATTTCAAATTGATCTATAGAACCTCCTGTTCCAGATTTGTACCAATTAGGTGTCACACACGCTCCTATAGTACCTGGAGATGTAAAACTCCTACCTGTTATTCCAACATACTGACCTTTTTTAAATTGCATTCCTTTATCGTAAAGTGTAGGTGAATTATAAAAAGAATATGTATTTGAAACAAGTCCACCAAGACAATACCCAGTACCTGACGGAGAACTAAACCCTTTCCTTAATGGAATAAACAAAAGATTAGACCACAGGCCAGCAAGTTTAACTTGAGTAACAAAAGAATCTATTAGAGCTAGTGGATTCATAGACTCTGTAATTCCAGCATTTTTACTATTAGACGAAACATTTGATGGAATTAAATTATTTAGCCCACTACCTTGATCAGCTATTGCAGTTGATCCAGCATCATCAAAAGTCCAATAAGAAATAAGATTAGTTTTAACAGAATTACTAAGTTCAGAAAAATGAATTCCATTTCCTGAATTGTACAAATATGAAATTTCATTAGCAGATAAAATTCTATTCCAAATTCCTGTTTCTTCAATAGATCCATCATAATAAAGACTAGAATCGTTTCCATTTCCACGGCCAACTCTAAATTCATTTGTGTTATCTAAAGGAGTAACAGCAAGAGTTAGTTTATTAACCTGTGTCCCATTCCAATACATAATGGCTTCACCATTTTGTTTATTGTATGTAACAGCAAGATGAATCCAAGAATTAACTGAATTCGAAATATTTATACTACCATTATATTCTATACCAGAAGTAGCACCAGCACTATTAACTACAAATCTAGGAGTAAAGTATGAAGTATTAGTTTGAAGGTTAACATACCAACCATTTACATTATACTCACCTTTAGAAAAAAGTACTGAATTATTAATACTAAAACCAGTTGGGCCAGTACCTGTTTTACTTATTCTGTATATTTCAGTAGGACGAATCCAGGTTGAAAGCGTAAATCCAGACGATGTAATATTTAAATTAGATCCAGCACAACTAGCATAAGAACTACTGGATATTTTAAAAAACCCAGAATTTACATTTGAATAATTTTTAAAGTTATTTGTTCCATCAACACCTGTAGAAGTTGCATAAACGCTTGTATCAAAATCATAAGTAGTACCAGTAACTGAAGAACTTAATCTACTGAGTGTACCTAGCGATAAACCGCTTCCAAGGTTTGGCATAAATTCTCCTAAAAATTATTAGGAGCCGTAGTACGCAATTACTGCTCCTCCAGAATGAATCTGAAAAGCCGTAAATTTGCCATAAAGAATAGTTCCAGCAGGAATTGTTGTAGAATTTGCAAGAGTAGTACTTGCAAGCCTATAATATGTTGAGTTTGGACTTATTTCAGTAAAAGACTGAAAATTTGTATTATTAATAGCCTGAATAGCTACAAATGTTTTTCCAGCATCAGCAGATTGAGCAGTTGTTCCTGTGCGAACAACATGACCGAATTGACCCAAAGTTGCACCT